GCCAGCAGCTGCTCGAGCTCGCGGTTAGCGGTTACCAGGACGACGGCCAGCAGCTGCTCGAGCTCGCGGTTAGCGGTTACCAGGACGACGGCCAGCAGCTGCTCGAGCTCGCGGTTAGCGGTTACCAGGACGACGGCCAGCAGCTGCTCGAGCCGGCCGCGTGTTTGCATGTACATACAAACACGCGCCAGGGGCCGCGATACACGCGCCACGGGCCAGGGCCTGGGCGGGCCGGCCCGAGGGCCTGGAATAGCCCGCCAGGGCAAAAGGCGGCCGGCCTGGGGGAGCTCGGCCGCGTCGACCTTTTGCGATACCAGGGCGAAAAAAAGCCCGCCGAGAGGGCGGGCCTGAGAGAGGAAAAGCGCTCCCGAGACTACGGGAAAAGCGCTCCTAATCCGTGCAATGCGACCAGGGCCAGGGCCGCACCGGCCACGGCCCCGAGCACGATATTGCCGAGCTCGTTCACGCCACGAGCTCGAGCAGTTGGCCGGCCTGGGTCTCGAATTCGACACGGTCGGCCGTCCAAGGGATCGAGCGAGCGTAGGCCGTCGCGCCTGTTACAGCATCCCACAGAGTCTCAATCGGTCGTCCCTCGTCCAGGACGTGAGCGTGTTCGATTCGCTGAGCGACACGCGGGCCGAATCGCTTCGCGAGCCAGTCTTGCGAGCGATCAAGCTTTGTCGCCTGGGCGGTCCGCAGCACTGTCTCGACGTTTTCCGCGCTCGAGTTCGCATAAGCGATCAATGCCGGCGCGGCCTGCTCGAGAAAACGGTCCGGAGCGCTCGCGGTATGGCGAATGACAATTTCGTCGAGCTCATGGGCCCCCCAAACAATCCGGTTTTCGCAAGCAAAATCGAAGAGAAAAGCTTTCAATCGGAAAGTTCCCGCGCCGGTCTCAGAATTCGACGCGAAAAACCCGCGGGCTAGGGTGCCGGTTTTCCCGTCGCGCCGGTTAGGAAGCTCGAGCCGGTTTATCTCGTCGGCCAGGAAAACAAACATATCGCGATCGCCCGCATAGAGTGTCGTGTTATCGGCCGTGACACTGTCCAGGGCCTTGCCCCGAACACCAGGGACGCGCCAATCGCCGCTCACCCCGTCGCCGAATCGATCGATCAGGGCCCGCACTACATCAGAGTCCCAGATTCGGCCGTACTTCGGGCCCGTCGCCGCTCGCAACAGGGGCTCGCCGGTCGAATCGCGCGACAACAACACGCCGATATCCTCAACATCGCGGGTTTGCAATCCGTAATCAATGCAATCGGCCGCGAGCGGCGCGGGTAAATCGCGAAGATAACCGGCCGGCGCGCCGGCGAGATTGGCCAGCTGACCGAACGCCCAATGTGTAGGGGCAATTGGATGGCCTTTCGGGCCAACAATCGCGACGCCGGCGTTATCCTGAGTCGCGACGGCGCGAAGCGAGCGCGACGAAAGTACAGCGGCGCGACTGATCGCCTTGCGGGTTTCCATAGCGGCAAGCATAGCGGGCAGGGACGTGAAACGCTCTTCGGCCGGACGGGTTGCCCACTGGCGATTCGCTTGCATGAGTGTTGCCATTTTGCATTCTCCAATCTAGGGTTACGCGGGCCGGATTGGCCCGCACCCGAATAGTAATTCGAAAAAAAGTTAGTCGTCAAGCGGCGATCCGAACACGCTCGAAAGCGCGGGCGGCCGGACCATGCACGATGATCGCAATCGACGCGCGGCCCGCATTCTCGCCCGCACCGTCGCAAGCTTGACACTCGAGACACGTCCGACGGTTCCCGCCCTCAGGGCTCGCCGGGCATGCAATCTCGCGAGCGGCGAGCGCTTCGCTATCGGTCCGAACACGGAAAACGCGCCAACCAATCGAGCGCGCGACGTCGCGATCGAGTGCCGAGTCCGCGCTTGCCATGACGAGACCGCTAAGATCGGCCGCGACGGGTTTGCGCCATTGATGCGTGTATCCCGTATGCCCCGAAGCTTGCAACAATAACGCGCGCCAGATATGCGCAGGGATCGCGGCCGGATCGCCATATGTGCCAAGTCGGACCGCGCGACCGGCGAGCGCTTGCGCACCCTCGGCCGGATCGATCAAGGGATACGCGCCGCGAATCCATGCGCCGAACACGGACGCGACGGATTGGCCGACACTGACGTAACACGTCCGAACACGCTTCGAACGCTTGCGGCCGCGCTTGTCAATGGTTTCGACGGTGCGAGCGCGGTGCATACAATCGCCGCATATACTCGAATCCTCGCCCGTACGGATCGCGTCGACCGGGTGCACGTCCGCGCGAAGAATGTAGGTTTGCACCATGTCGCCGGTTTTGCGATTACTCGAGCGCAAAACGGCGATCCCGACAATGGGCGAACCGTCCAACATTGACGGGCCGTCATAAAAAACGAAGCTTTTCATTGTGCGATCCTTTCTAACTTTCTCACCTATCCGACGACGAAAACCGGCCCAGGCCGGGTATGCGGTACGCGAGCGGGGCCCCGGTCCAGTCCCGGGCGATCGGTTCGGCATTCGGGGTTTTTTGGCGGGCGAGCTCGAGGGTATCGATCGCGTGCTCAACTTGCATATCAAGCACCGCGTGCGCAATTTCCCAGAGGCTGACAAGCCCCACCCCCTCGTATATGGATTTTTTGACTTCGGCCGATACGGCCGCCAACAAACAATGCGCGGCATTGTCACGAGTGCCGCCCGCGATAAATTCGCGAACGGCCGCAATGCGGGCCGGTTCGGTCGAGCGATCGTTAAAAATCGCGACTGCTATCTGGTGCGAGTCCATAATTTTCCTTTCTAACTTTCTCTCGGCGGCCACGGGATGCGGCCGCACAATCGGAAGCATACTCGGTTATTTTGAAAAAGCAAAGCCCGGCACGCGGCCGGGCTCGAGCGGGACCAGGGCGGTCGAGTCAGTCCGGCACCCTCACCCATTGCAGGCCGTACACGCTCGGGAAGTATTCTCCGCCTCCCCGCGTGTATACGCGGCCGGTCGAGCCTGGATGATGAGGCGGCCGCGCGTATTCGATAACGTCACGTTCCCCGCGAAAGCTCACCGCGTCACGCGGCAGTGCGGCCGGCTGGCCGTCTTCGGTTCTAAGTTCCCACTGCATGGCAAGGCCTCCTCAGATTGAAAGCTTGACGGAATTTTCGCTGAAAAACTCGGATATTGCGCTCTCGAGGTCGATATGCTCCGCGATGCGCTCCAGGTCGAATTCCTCGGCGAGCTCGGACGTGTCGATCTCGCTGGCAATCTCGCTGTAGTCCAGGACTTCGGACCAGTCCACACATTCGAGCAGATCAGGCAGTGAGATATTGCGCGCGATGGTGCGAAGCTGGGCGTCCGTCAAGAAACCCGCGAGCTCTTGAACCGAAGCCTTTTCGATCGCCTGCCCTCCGGCCCCGTCGCGCAACATCCGGATTTCGCCCAGGGCCCCGTCCAACAATCGGCCCTGCTGCTCGAGAGCCTGTTCTAGCTGCACAATGCGCAACTGCAACGGATCAGTGAAAAGCGCGATGCGGTCACGCAGCGCATTGGAAAAAACAACATTCAAGTCCATGATGTACCTTTCTCTCTTTCTAAACGGCCCTCCGCGAGGGCCAGACTCAATTGCAGCACGAAATCAAAACCAGTGTCAAGGGCTACCTTCTGCGGTTGCCTGTCATCGCCTGGATGATGCCGTGCCATAGAAGAAACAAAGCAAGCTTTCCTATCTCCCTCCATGTCCGATGCTGGGCAGCACGGCGAGCCTCCTCGTCAATCTCCTTTCTTTTCCTCTGGTTCTGAATCGCATCTCGAATGTGCGGCGGCCAACGCACAGGCCGCGGCATTAAGGACGACCATCGCTGCCGACCCAGCCCATGCCAACGTAATCGTTAGGGTCTTCGCGCTCAGGCAGTTCCTTGCGCCACGCCACGATTTCCCAGTCGCCGATCCGTAGCGAATGTTCCTTGCTGCGACCGAACGACCAGTCGTTGGCAAACTTCTCAAATGCCGTCCTTGTCTCTACGGGGATGTCCGGGTGCGGTATGCCAACCGTGTCGTCTGCGCCGTCGTACTGCCAGCCCCACCAGTGATAGTTATCCCCCGGTGGCGACAGATCTTCGCTCCAACCGATGTTGACTAGATAAGTCTCGACCCACGCACCCTCGGGGTGCCGCAAAATGCTGAACCCCTCGAAAGTCTGGTTGGCATCGCGGTCTGCCTCGGCATCCTCCCACGCCTGAGCGACAGCGTCTGCAACTGCGGCGAGCGTTGCGTCGCTTGCGGTAATGCTCGCCCTGCCCGGGGTGTCGAAGTCGTCCGACACGGTGACCTCGACCCGGATGACCTTGCCCTCAAACGAGTAGATCCGAGCGCTGGCGATCTCTTTCTTACTTGAGTACCACCCGGTATCGAACGGGGCACCTTCGGCAAGGGCAGCGGCGAGCGCAGTCTCGTTTTCGGGATACCAGTCAGTCAGACCCCAATGTGCGCCGTCGCCTTTCTGAAATGCTTCGAGCTTTTTCATCTTCTTTCTCACTTTCTAATCCCCCGGGCAACATTGCCCGAGGACGAATCGCAACTCTAACCGTCAATCGACTCGCCTGTCAACAGGCAATGTTTAAGCATCTGCCACTGGACCCCCAACCACGGCCAACGGGCCAGCGGCTCGGCTTTAACGCCAAGTTTATGCACGTCCATGATCTGATCCCCACGGTAAAGCAATAGCTCGGACTCTTTACGCTTACCGACCGGCGAGTACAGCACCAGGACAAAGGTCGGGCACCGCATGTCCGCATGCGTCAGATGAAAGGCGATCTGATGCGGGCTAAGCGCAACCTTCAGCCCGCGCTGTACCACCTTCAATTCAACCATAACAAACTCGCCCGAACGCTTGAACGCGATCAAGCAGTCAGGGATTCCGAGCCCGACCCTACTTTCGATTCGGGTTATACGGCAGTCTGACGCTGAGAGGTTGTCTCTCAGCCGCCGATACAGGGCGCTCTCCGGTTTCGCTGGCATCGTCCCCTTCTCCTTCGCTTTCAGGCGCTCTTGAAGCCTCCTGGAGGCCTTCGGTGGCATCTTCAACCGGATCAGCATCCGGCAGCTCTCGGACATCGGCGCTTTCCCGTACTTGATCCGGCGTGATATCGATGATCGGGCCGCCATTGCCGCCCCCGCCATAAAGCTTTTTGATTTCCTCCAGCTTGCGCATGACCTCTTCCTTGGACATGCTGTCGATGGTGCCGTGCCTGATTTCCTTCCGGTCGATGTAGATCGTCCCCAGGGCCTGTCCGCGCCTGTATTCGGCCTGCACTGCCGCGCCATAAGCCCCGGCAGCCAAAGCTTGATCCCGGATGATCTGTAAATCCCGCATGTGCCGCTCGTAGGTCGTCGCGTACTTCTCGCCCAACTCTCGCCGCCGCTCCTGGATCGCGGCCACGATATGCGGGCTCTTGTCCGGGTCCGTGAGCTCTCTCGACTTAGTCCTGACCCAACTCTCGTTGTAGCCGGCGCGTAAAGCCGCTTCCTTCAGAGTGACATGCCCCTCGCCCGCAACAAACTCTTGAACAAATTTCCATTCCTGCGGCGACAGCACTTTAGGTTTGACAACTTTGACAGGCCGGTTAATGCGCTCTTCAACACGCTCATCCCGGCGACCTAACTTCTTGCCTGACATGAACTGATCATCCTTTGCTGACATCACCGGCCTCCCAAAGCAACAATCAGCTAACGCGCCAAAAGCGCCAACCGTCCGAAACTTTGCGACAGGCGAACTTAGCCCCCATGCGCTTGCCTGTGACGTTAGCAGATGCTCGAGCACGTTTAACCATGCTCTCATCGGCCAACAAAAAGCTGTCACCTACCTCCATTAACCTAAAAGGATAAATAGAACCGGACGTATTCCGAGCAGCAGGGACAGGGATACCCTTCTCAATGGTGAACATCTCAACTTCTCCTTTATGGCAGCCTCAGCATGATCGCCAGGGCAGGCCTCTATCCTACCAAAAAAAACGTGTTTTAGTAGGCCCTGTAGCCAAAAAAACAAAAACAAAAATCAAATACGTGCGCGCGCGCGATCCCCAGAAGAATTTCACCTTTTTGTATACCGTAATGAGACGTATTGCTCTAACCTCTTGATTTCATTGAATCATTACATCCATTACGGCATTACGTCATTTTTCAAAAATTTTTCAAACAAGACTACGATAGTAGCCAGCGGCCTACTATTTTGGCCCTTTTTCCGTGTCCCTTGATCCGTGACCCTCGAACCCCTTAAAATGCGCAGGGCTCGGATGCTTCCAACACCCGAGCCCCACTTCTCACTCCATCGTTTTGAAGGAACGACAGCATGAGCAAAGCCGATTATATCTGGGTCCGTAGGTATTTCAGCTACTGTCCGGAGACAGGCGAAGTACGTTGGAGGGTTGCGCCCAACAATAGGGTCAAGCGAGGCACGTTGGCGGGCTCGTGGGCCACGGGCCCCCATTTGAAAGTAGGGATGCAGGGGGTACAAGTCCCCATCGAGTGCATTGTTTGGATGTGGAACAAGGGCTGGTGGCCGCCCAAGCCTCCTGTTCATAGGAACGGGGACTGGACGGACAACCGCATCGAGAACCTCACCCTCAGTTGATATCCTCCCCCTCGAGGTATCCACCTTGTAGGAGCTTGAGGGCTTGTGAGGCTTCGACAACCTCGCCGAAAGTGATGTCTTGTATATCGAGGGGTCCTTCCCGCTCGAACAGTTCCTGGATCACGGGTCCGATGTAGAGGTGTTTCACTCCGTTGATTGTGATGGTGACGAACTGCACCAGTTTGACATCTTTGTCCATACCGAGCAGTCGTTGGAGGCCGTCGAGCAGGTTGTGTTGCATGGTTAGCCCTTATTGCTCCTGTCTACCATGGACAGGTCGATGGTGAGTCGTTCGATCATATCTTCGAGGTCAACGATCTTCTTCTTCGCGGATTTGAGCTGATCTGCGAGGATTTCCATCTGGTCGTTTTGAACTTCGATGCGGCGTCTGAGTTCGTTGACATATTCCTTGAGTTCCAGGTCCGTGATCCGTGAGGGGGGTTCCTCGGTGGAGTGGATAGCGGGTCGCATGTGGGGCTCCTTGGTTATCGGTTGAGTTTACCGTCTGGGTTAGCGGGTTCAGCTTCGGTGAGGCTGTCGGTTGGGATTTCGTAGGTTTGCCAGTCGTGTCCGCAATCGTTGCACACGCGCCAGCGCCATTTCCAGTTGTAGCGGGTGTCGCGGCGGGTTTCTTTTGTTTTGCTGGACCATGACCCGCATTGGGTGCAGATGCTCATCCTCCGTTCTGCTCCTTCAGCTTTGCTTCGATCAACTTAGCAAATCGCTCATGTCCTGCGCTCGCTCCACCAAACCAAACTTGTGCTGCAAGCCGCTCAACTTCCTCATCCGTCAGCCCGACCCACTCGCGCGGTGTTTGCCACACCTCTACCATCACCTGTTCTAATTCCGCATCGAGGGCGGTGCGGAGGGCGGCAGCAGCATCAGATGCGACCTTATGCGGGTACATCGTCACAATCGGCCCGCCGTCTTTCGGCTTTCTGACCTGAATCTTGGTTTCTGGATTCTCATACCGCGCCAATGTCTCCAACGCCTCCAACGCTTGTTTCATGGCTTCGATAGTCATTTCTCCCCCCTTGCTCTGATGGCTTCGGCTGCATATCGTGCTTGACCGTATTCGTCACACACCTTCGCGCATTCCTCCCGTTCCCGCTCTACCGCTTCCCTGACCGCAACACACGCCGGTCGTTGGCACTCAGCATGGCAGGTGTGGATGCCGTCGTACTTCATGCGCTCACGCTCTGCTGCGGCGACACGGAGACCAAAGTGAACGATGAGGTCGGTGAACGATGCAAAGTCATCGTCTGTGAATCCCGCGTGTTTACCTAACTTAATGATGTCGTCTCGTGTCATGTCAATCCTTTCCGAGTGGGCTGACGTGTTCGTCGCCGTGTTTCCTCATCCATTTTTCGATATCAGCTTGGTACTCGCCCAATAGCTCTGCCGCCTGCTCCCAATTGCCTTCTGGATTAAGCATCATGCACTCGAGCATGATGGCGAGCCGGTGCGTGTAGCGGTAGGCGGGGAAATCCTTGTCGATGTCGTGTTGGTCCATGCTCAGTCCTCGAGGAGGTTCCCGATGTTGCTGGGCGACGTATAAAGACCATAGGGCCGATCAACCAGCTTACGAATCTCAGGCGGGATCTTGGGCAGTGGGAACCAACCCACGAACCAATCATCCTTACCCGTCCAACTACCTGTCTGGGCGATGCCCGCTTGATTCAGTAGCAGCACCTTGGAGCCCATGGGGCAGTCGGCCATGGTCCGCCAGACGAGCTCCGGGTCCGTGATCGCTGCTTTATTTGTTGTCATGGTTGCCTCGTGAAGCGCGGATCATGGCGGCTGCGGCGAGGGTGCCGTAGCCGTCCGAGCCTGCTTGTTCGCAGATGCGGGCGCATTCTTCGCGGACGTGGGTTTCGATGATGCGTCCGAAGCGTTTGACCCAGGTCTCGCCCCAGGGGGAGGCGAAGATGGCGGCCTCGTAGGGGGCGCAGGCGTCTTTGGCGCGGTTGATGATGTCGTCATCCGTCATGTTTCAAAACTTCCTCGGTCTTGAATTGGTGCTTGCACGATCCGCATCTGCGGATGCGAATAGTGTAGAAGACCTTCACCACCTTGGTACGTCCTTGGCACTTTGGGCAATTCATGACCAGAGCCTCTTGACCCTCGAGCCGAGGGCCGTGAGCCATGAGTCTTGGGCATTGCGCAACTGCTCTCGCAGCAGGGCGTTCTCCTGTTCCAGCGCGGTGGCGTGCTTGGCAAGCAGGTTGTAGGCGTGCTCGTACTCAACACGGGCCTCTTCGAGGATGGCCTGTTCTTCAGCGGCGAGGCGCTCTTGGAACTCGGCGACCACTTCTTGCCTGACGCTGTCTGCGATCTGGGCGAAGGTCGGGCGAGGGCGTGGGGTGCGGCGTTTGTTCATGGCGGGCCTTAAAAGGTAACGGGAATTGAGGGTTCGTCGGCATCGTCTGAGTAGACGTGAGGGGAGAAGAGGTCTATGCAGACCTCCCCGGCAGCAGTGCTGATGATGATCTGCCTGTGGCAGGAGCCCCCGTTGGCGCGCAGATGAGAGGGCTTGATCTCGACGCCGGTGACGTCGATGAGTTGGAATTCGGCGATTGTTTTCATGGTGGTTTTCCTTTCAGTTTCAGGTGGGTAAAGAGTGACAGAGCCTTGGCCAGCCTCGACATTGAGCCGGGCCCAGGCTTCCTGGAAAGTTTTTTGAGCTTCAGCGCGGTCCATTGAGTTTCCTTGTCTTAGCGTACTTCAGAAGGCCGCGTTGGATGCGCTCCTCGTCGAGGGACATGGCAGGAGGCGGGGGCTGGTAGAGGATGCCAATGCGTACCTTGCCGGTGTTCCAAAAGAAGGACTCGGATCTTCCACGGACGATCTCGATCTTGCCGGTCTGTGGGTTCTTGACGAGCATGATTAGAACCTCGCTTCTGGAACGTCGGAAAGGTCCGGGGTTCGGGAGGCTTCTTTCAATGGCCGGAGGAACTCCTTGCGCTGCGCGGGCGTGAGCCGCTCAAGCGGAGGGACGAACCGCTCACCATCCCATGTGGCAAAGGGCCAGATGACGGCAGGGAGCTCGACAGGGGCGGACTTCTTTGACATCGCGTTCTCCTTTCTGGTTGCGACTAAGACTTGCGTCTAGGATTTGGATCTTAGCAGTTCCAATTCACGTGTCAAGGCCTCATTGCGAAGTTCCGACTGAATCCAGGCGAGCTTCCATTGCCGGGACTCCTCGAGCTTGTCCGCGCAGGCAGCGAGGAACTCGGCGTGCTCTGGATAGCGGCTGCCGAGGGAGCGTAGTTCGTCAGTCATTTTCACTGTATGCCTCAATGATTTCGTCTTCCAAGAGTATGCGTAGATCGTCGTCGATGCCTTGTGTGATGTCAATCGTCCGGGGCTTGCCGCTTGGGCCGGTGACCGTGAGCATGACGTGTGTGATATCAACCATCGGAGGCATCATCGTACCGTCGATTTCCAGCGATGGCCACACCTCAAAAGTGAGTTCGACGGGGAGCCGTAGCTCGGTCTGGTGGGTCATCTTTAGTTTTTGCTTGGGCATTGTCTTTCTCTCGGTTAGCTTCGATGCGAGCAAGGAGCTCGGATTCTTCAGTGGCGCGGGCAAAGGCCTCATCGACGAGCTTGGCAGCGACCTGGGAGATCGGCATCTCGTAGAAGAGAGCCATCTCTTTGAGTTGCGCGTGCGCGAGCTCGGGCAAAGTGATCGTGTGAAAGCGCCGGCCGGGGCGCGTGGAGGGTGACAGGCGGTACGGATCCTCGCGGTGCTTTCTACTGGGCCCACGCTTACGAGGGCGGCCGCGCTTCTTGGGCTTTGGTTTGGGGGGCTTTTTCAGGTGGTCCAATCCGTTCGCTCCTAGTCGGTCTTTGAATTGGTACTTCTTGGGTTCGACCTCCTTGGGGAGGTTCATCCAATGCTCGATGACCCAGTCTTCAGGGACGCTGTAGCCGTTGACGACCTCTCGGGGAACGGGAACGATCTTTAAGGGAGGAGCCCCTACTGGGTTCTTTGGAGGAAAGGCTGGGATCTTGATCACGTGGCGCGGCACCGCCCATCTCCTTTCTTGAAAAAGGACCGGGGGGATTAGCCCCGGTCTAACCGTCATCATCTGAAGCGAGTCCCACCAGACTCCCCGTGATTATGCCGCTTCCCCCCAAGAAGGTCCAGTCTCAACATCCACGCGAGACGGGACTTCCAAGGTGACCGCCCTGGCCATGATGTCCGCCGCCTCGCGGGCCTCTTCAACAGTATCAACAGAGATGGCGACCTCGTCGTGGACCTGGAGCAGGAGCTTAAAGCCGGCCTTGTGGAGCGCCACCATGGCAGCCTTGGTCTGATCCGCTGCCGAGCCTTGGATGAGCCTGTTCAGGCCCTTGTAGGTGCCGGCACGCTTGATCCGTTGTCCGTAGGCCATGATCGCCTGCTCGTAGGGCAGAGCCTTGTTCACGCCGTACTGCACGGGCTCCCAGAGCGGGAAGCGGCACTTGCGGCCCAAGAGCGTGCGGATCGCGCCCCCAGAGCCGGGATGTTCGATGCGGCGCATGACCGCGTCCACCGTGCCGCGAAGGAAGGGGACCTTGCTGTGGAAGGTTCCGATGAGCTCGCTCGCCTCTTCCAAGGGCAGGTCCAGGCTGTTGGCGAGCTTGGCTTTTCCCATACCGTACATGAGCCCCAGGCCGATCGTTTTGGCCGCCTTGCGTTTGATGCCAGCCATGTCCGCGACCATCTGGTGGAAGTCCGTATCTGGGTTTTTACGGTAGGCGTCGGCCATCTTCTCTGCCCCTGGGAGGCCTAGAAGTGTGGCGTAGTGGACCAGGAGCCGTGGTTCTTGAGACGAGAAGTCGTTGGCCGCCCAGAGGTTGCCTTCTTCGGGGAGGAAGAGGCTGCGTACCATGGGGCCGATGATCTCGTGCCGAGCCGGAACCTGTTGGAGGTTGGGGTTGGCGGCGGACAGGCGGCCGGTGACCGTGCCGCCGTCTTCGTTCCGCATTTGGTTGAAGTGCGTATGGATGCGGCCGTCGCGGCGGGCGTGCTCGAGATAGGGCGTGAGGAACGTGCCGTGGGTCTTGTTCAATTCTCGCGCCTCCACGATCATCTTGGCCATGGGGTGCTCGTGGGTGTCCAGGAAGCTCTTGGTGAAGCTCGGTGCCCCTTGAGCCGTGCGCGGGTACTCGATGCCCAGCTTGTCAAAGGCCTTGGCGATGCTGGCCGCTGCCCAGATATCGACCTGCGTTCCAGCCTGCTCCTTGAGCGTTTGCAGGAGCTGCTTTTCCTTGTGCCGCATGTCGTGAACAAGACGCTCGCACTGAGTACTATCGAAACGTATCCCGCGATAGGTGACGTCTATCAGTATAGGGAGGAGGTCGATCTCGAGATTGAAGATCGACTCGACATCTTCAGATCGCAGGAGCGCTTTGAAGTGATGCCAGATCTTGAGCGTGAGCGCGGCGTCTTGCTCGGCGTACTCGCCCACGTGCATGGCGGGGAGTTTCCAGAGTTCCTTTTTGGCGTGTACTCCGAAGTCTCCAGCAGCCTCTTTCAGGCCCTGCTCTGATTTGACTTCTTTAAGGTAGTCAAAGCCGAGGCTGTTGAGTGCAAAACTAAAGCGGTTCTCATCAAGCAGTGGGGCTGCGATCATGGTATCGATGATGCGGCCGTTGACCGTGAAGCCTGAAGCGCGAAGCCAGCCTATGTCGTAGGCGGCGTTGTGGCAGATCTTGTCAACCGGCGTAGCAAGGACGTCGCCAATCCAACGCTCCACAATACGGCGATCGAGATTGCCACCACCGGCATGAGCAACAGGAAAATAACCAGCCCACCCATCCACTGCAATGGCGTAACCAACGATGTAGCC